AACCAGCGGAGGCTCGTTGATTCGCCCACCTTACCCGCCAGACCCGCCCCACAATGAGATAATGGGGCGGCTTCGGTGGATTAGACTACAAAAAAAAGGATATCAGCCTTACTTAGCCAACGTCCCTCAGGAAGCTTCTGTTGCGAAAGCGAAATCTTTTTATGTCACATTCCTCGTGTTCCTCCCGGTGGTGCCTTGATATCATCTCGACCCGAGCCTGTATGCGCAGGAACTCGTCCCTGACAAGGTCGGCCTTAAAGTAGGCGTATGAATCGATGATCTTCCTGATCCGTTCGTGCTGGTCCCCGGTCAGCCTTGCACCGACATCGTTTTTTAGGTAATCCCACAGCTCCTTTCTGCTCTCCTTCTGCCTTGACATAAAAAGCACTCAGTTGGTCAGGTTATTAAATCTTCTAAATACCTATCAAAGATTCATTTTCAGGTAAGGTTTCCTTTTGCCCGACCAATTGAGTGCCTTCAAAGGTATTACTTTTTGTCAAGCCGCCAGTGACCATTTAGCAGCACTTGGAGTATAGCAGCTATTTCATAATTGTTCAATCATCCATGTTGATAACTTGACTGCCCGGAAAAAACCTAAGCAAAACCGACTTTCATCGTAAACCATTGCAAACCTTAATGCTTTATATTATAATATATTTGTATGGTCTTCAGAAGGCGACAAAACAAGTACGGTGTCGCTCCCAAGTCAAGTAGGACGATGGGAGGGCGCACCTATGCGTCAAGGCGAGAGATGGAGGTCGCGTCCGACCTGCTCCTGGAGAAGAATGTCGGCAGGATAAAAAAGCTGGTCGAGCAGCCGAGATACGAGCTTATCCCGAAGCCCAACCGAATATCCTACGTCCCGGACTTCTATGTCGAGTATGACGACGGATCGGCTGAGGTGATCGAGGTGAAGGGCTGCTGGACGCAGGTCGCGATCCTGAAGGTAAAGATGTTCAGGCACTTCTATCCTGACGTCATGCTGAGGATCGTAAAATGAAACATGGTACTATTCAGGTATGGGAAAAATGACAAGACAGAGGCATAGGGTGGCATTCTCCAGGCCTTCCGCCCAAAATACGCATTTCCACCTGTTCGAGGACGGATCGGACGAGACGGTATGCGGCATGAGGATCAGGAACAGCGACTATTTTCTGGTCTGCGACGACGGGAGATACCCCGGCTGGACCGTCTGCGAGTTCTGCACGCAGCGAAACACCGTCGAGGAAGGCAAGAGAAGCCTTGCCGAGGAAAGGAGAAGGGAGCTAAGGAACGAGAGAAACCTTGCGTTCGCCCATTCGGTCGTGGCTAGGGAAGGCAAGCTCCTATAGAGATCTGAATTTTATGGAAGTTACCTATGGGGACATCGCAGGGGCCTATGACAGCTTCTACTGCCGTCAGGTCGCTGTTTTACCTTCAGGAGTTCGATGCCGAACTTTACAACCGTCTCGTGGATCGGATATCCGGAATAGATACTGCAGGGAAGATGAGCTATGATAACTTCTACGTCAGGAAGCTCCCGTTCATGTTCTCATCCTGGATCGAGTACAGGGACTTCCTGATAGAGAAGCTGGTCGCCGACGATGCCGAGTTCAGGGAAAACCTGAAGAAGTTCACCGAGAAGCTGGACGGCATGTCAGAGGAGACCATGAGCGCGTACAGGGATTCGATCAATGAGGTTACGTGTCCAGAGTGCGGACATGAGTTTTTCTTCACCGGTGAAAATCATTCTGACAAGTAAGGAGTATGGGCGCACCTACCGGGGAAACAAACGAGTTCGGCAAGCAGGCCAACTCAAAACTTGACAGCGTCACAGTCGAAAGACTTAGCAGGGCGTTTTCCATAGGTGCTGACGTGACGGCAGCCTGCTATTACGCTGATATAAGTAGAAGTGTCTTCTACATCTGGCTGAAGGAGAACAAGGAACTTAAGGAAAAGTTTGACAGGTTAAGGCAAAAGCCGGTCATGAAGGCATACGAGACAATCGCAAACAACATGTCTTCGGTGGAAACTGCCAAATGGTATCTGGAGAGAAAGCGTAAGGATGAGTTCAGCACCAAATCAGAGGTGGCGCACGAGCTGGAGGATTCGGTCATCTCCAAGCGTGCCAGAGAACTGGCGGAAAAGTTTTTAGAACCAGACGAAGATGAAGAAGATGGGAGCGCAACAGAAGATAAGGAGTTGGTTGAAGGCCCTGCTGCTGGTTGAAGACGGGGAAAAAAAGGATTGGATAATCAACACCTTAAGGCCAAAGTACAATCTTCCGGTGTTCGGCAGGTACTTTTTTCCGCACATAATCTATGAATCGATACCTGACTGCCAAGTGTCTCTTATAGGTGAACTGGCATCGAAGAAGGACAGCACCGTCATATTTCCGCGAGGTTTCGGGAAGACTACATGGGAAAAGATCGATACCCTGCATGATATCGTCTACGCAACGGAGCCTGTGATCCTCTATATTTCGTCTACGCTTCAGGATGCAGGGTTTCACTTCGAGTCGATGAAGTCGGAACTGGAGAATAACGAAATATTGCGCTCGGTCTACGGCGACCTCGTGCCGCAGGTCGGATCAGGCAATAAGGCCGGAAAGAAATGGACCAGCGTACATTTCGAAACCAAGAACGGAGTCAACATAATCGCGAGGGGGGCAGGAAGGGGACGCGGAGTCAACATCAAGAACTGTCGCCCGACCAAGATCATCATTGACGACGCAGAGACGGACGAGCAGGTACACTCCGACATGAGGCGACAGAAGTACCACGACTGGCTGTCGACGGTCGTCGTTCCGTCCTTGGACAAGAGGAAAGGCAGGATAAAGATGATCGGTACTGTCATCCATCCGGAATGCGAGCTTCTGAAGTTCTATGGCGACAAGGGCGGCCTGTTCAGGAAGGCAATAGAGAACGACGAGTCGATATGGGAAAAGTACTGGTCCAAGGAAGACCTTTTCAAATTAAGGGATGGCTATACTGACGAAAACGGGAAGTTCATCAACGGAATCGGTCTTAGGGCATTTTCGCAGGAATACCTTAACGAGCCGATCAACGACGACACGGTGATATTCAAGAGGGAATGGCTGGATAAGTTTACCTATGAGAGCGTCCCTGACCTGTCCAGGCTGGATATAAAAATGGCGGTAGATCCCAACGTCGGCCAGAGTCAGATGGCAGACTTTATGGGCGTGTGCGTGATGGGCAGGGATAGGATTACCGGGCAGAGATATGTCCTTGACGCGAGCAGGTTCAAGGGTCCGATCGAGGAGTCGGACCCGTCAAAGCAGTCTCAGGTAACTTTCTTCGACGGCATCTACACCAAATGGAACCCGATAGTCGCAGGAATAGAGAGCCTGATGCTTCAGCGCGCACTTTTTCAGGTGCTTTCCGCCAAGGGAAAGTACAGGGTCAGGCAGATAGACCCGAAAGGAAGGGACAAGGTGGCTAGGGCGCAGTACGTAGAGCCTCTGGTCGCTCAAGGGACGATTTTGTTCAGCCCGTCGCATGTTTCTCTCTATAACGAGCTGGTTCAGTTTCCTAACGGGGCGCATGACGATATGGTGGACGCTTTCTTGTACGTCAATTCTCTGTTTGACAATTCTGGTGTAAAGTTGAGCGTAGAAAGGTCTCCCATGATAACTGCTGGGCTTCACACCAGAAGATTTTAGACCCGATAAAAACTATGGGCATATTAGACAAGGTAAGGATCGCCATGGGCAGGAGCGTTCCGTCATCGATAGTTCCGTCCGGCATACCTACGACAAGGACTAGGACAGTCGAGATAGGTGCATCAGGCACAGAAAACTACAGCGGTTTCATCCAGCAGGACTATCTGTCGACGTTTCACGGCAGTAAGGGGATAGACATATTCGAGGAAATGAGAAAGTCGGATGCGACCGTCAGTGCGGTGCTTTTGGCCATGAAGCTGCCGATACTGTCGGCAGACTGGCGTATCGACTCGACGCTGAAGGATGACGCCAAGGCGGAGGAAATAGCAGATTTTGTCAGCAAGAACCTGTTTGAGGGGCTTGAATCTGGATGGGACGGTTTCCTACGCGAGGCATTGGCGCATCTCGATTTTGGCTACTACTACTTCGAGAAGGTCCATGAGATAAGGGACGGTCAGTTATGGCTGAAGAAGCTTGCTCCTAGGCCCCCTTCTTCGCATTACCGATGGAAAATGGAAAGCGACGGGAATGTTCCGGGCGTTACCCAGATGCTCAAGTCGATAGATGCCTCAGACGATAACGGATCAGTGTATAGGGAAATTCCCATGTGGAAGCTGGTGCTTTTCTCCAACAACCGCGAGGGAGACAACTATGAGGGAGTTTCCGTGCTTCGGACAGCCTATAAGCATTGGTTTTTCAAAAATACCCTATACCGCATTGACGGCATCAAGCATGAGCGCGGCGCCGGAATACTGCACATCGGACTTCCTGGAGGATCAAGCGACGACGACAGGGCAACTGCGGAGGAACTGGGCAGGAACTTCAGGGTCTGCGAACAGTCATATATCGTGACCCCCTCACCGGACTGGAAGATCGAGCTGATGACCGACGGAATAAAGGATCAGTCCACGTCGCTGATCGAAAGCGTAAGGCATCACGACAGGATGATAGTGATGACGGCATTGGCGCAGTTCTTGGCGTTGGGCAGCAGCGATTCGGGAAGCTATGCGCTGTCCAAGGACCAGACCAGCTTTTTTACCCTTTCCATCAGGTCCATCGCAAACTATATGGCAGGGGTAATCAACAAGTCCGTCATCAAAGAGCTTGTTGACGTCAATTTCGGTCCGCAGGAAAGCTATCCCAAACTTGTTGTCGGCAAGATAGGCGATATCGACTTCAAGGAGTTTTCAGAGGCACTGGAAAAGCTGGACGGCATGGGGATGCTGAAGAAAAGCCCGTCCTTCAAGGTATGGGTTGCGAAGACCTTTGGGCTTCCCAACGTGACAGAGGAGGATTTTGAGGATGAGGCTGAAGAGGCAAAAAGCGATCCTGTCGAGGAAAAGGCAGTCGTAGCCGAAGAAACAGACGATCTGGAGGGGGAGGATGACGACTCCGAGCTTTCCGAAAAAAAAAAGAGAAATCTGACGCTGGCGGAATCTCGCGTAAGGTTCGCTGAGATAGAGCGTGGGTTTGACGATCTGGAGGGGGAGGCTCAGGCGATGTTGGATGACGCCACAGACAGGCAGCGCGAAGACCTGCTACGCAAGGTAGGAAAGATAGTCGAAGATGACGACTTGGGCGCGGTGTCCGCATTGATGCTACTTTCCGTCGCCAGTCTCGGGACCGGACTTAAGAACGTGACCAGAAAGGCACTTGAGACAGGCAAGCTTGAGGCATCAAGGGAAATAGGCATAACGATACCAGAGACTCCCGCCTACGTCAGGAAGGTGATAGACGGAAAGCTGGCACTACAGGTCGAGGCCAGGTCAGACCGGCTTCTTGCGTCAGTCAAGATAAGGCTTCTAGACTGGCTGAACAATGACATAGGCAAGACGGCGGCCATCGCGGAGGCTGACCGTATATTTAGGTATGTTGCCGCACAGCACGGCAGGGACATTTCCAGTCAGGTAGTGGTTGACGCATTCAATGAGGGGCGTGCCGTGACGTTCGGGTCGGCCAAGTCGAGCATCCACGGGCTTCAGCGCAGCGAGATTCTTGACCGTCGTACCTGTCCGACCTGCATCTCACTGGACGGCAGGGTACTTGGGGTAAACGACCCGTTCACCATGGTCGGCCAGATTCACTCCAGATGCCGTGGCATCTGGGTAGCTATCCTAAAGACCGACGCAGAACTTCCTGAAACGAAGGTCTTGCCGAGGTCCATATTGAGCAGGTTCGAGACGGTCAGCGGAATACCAACGATCAACGAGTATAAGCCGATGAAGAGTCCCCTGATCGGCAAGAGGTCTAGGGCCCAGCTGGTGCGCGAAGACGGGGGCCTAGCAGTCGGAATCTAAAAAATGTGATATACATTAAACGAGACAGGCCTATGCCATTCTCCAAAGTATCGGATTTCGTCAAGTCTTTTCCGGCAGCCAAAAGTCTTTCGCCTCTCCAGCGCAAGGTTGCACTGAACGTGTTCAACGGAGCAAAGGAGGCAGGCGACGACGACAGGGTAGCTATCGCCAAGGCGATATCAGCCGCGAAAAAGAGCAAGTCCATGGGCAGCCAAGATTTTCGCCGTGACGGACGGAAGGACGGCAGCAGTGGAGAAACCTTTAGGATGCTTTCGTTGGCCGGACCGATCGATCCGTCCGACGCAAGCCTTGAGGAGATGGAATTTGAGGTTTGCAGGACCGGAGAGTTCTACGATCAGCGTTACGGGGTGTTCAAGGTCGATGAAGACAAACTGCGAAGGATCAAAAGCAACTTCGACGACGGAATACTTGGCGTAGACATAGCGCTGGACGTGAACCATGACCCGGACAAGGGTGCTTACGCATGGATAAAGTCGCTGGAGGTGAGGGGAAACGCACTGTGGGCAAAGTTTCATAAGTTCACCGAGGAGGGGAAGAGATCGTTTCTCGATCAGGTGTTCAGGTACTTTTCCGTAGAGTTTGGCCCTTTTGACACGGTAAGGGACGGCAAAAAGGTTACGGTCAGGGACGTTTTGAGGGGCATTGCCCTCACTAACCGTCCTGTCATCAAGAGCATGCGTCCCACGTTCCTTGCGGAAGGCATACAAGAGGATAAGTCACAGAAAACTAAAGATAATATGAGCGTTACAGCCATTAAGCTGTTTGCCGAAAACCTGAAGTCTAGGGTTAAGGTCAGCAAGGACGACACACTCGCCCTGAAGTCGATGGTCGCTCTGCTCTCCGAGGACGAGGCTGCCGAAGTGGAGGAGGTAGTTTCTGAGGTTGAGCAGAAGTCGGAGGAACCGGTTGCGGAAGAGAAGAAAGCTGAAGACGAGAACAAGACCGAAGCCAAGGAAGAAGATGCAGCTGAAGAGGTAGCCAAGGAAGCAGAGCTCTCCGAAAGCACCAAATTGGCCTCTGAAAACATGAAACTGGCGGAGGAAGTGAAGACGCTCAGGGCGGCGGAACTAAAGAGGACGGTTGCTGATCGGGTAGGGTTGCTGACTCTTTCCGAAAAGAACCTGACCGGTTTCTCTTCCAAGCTGTCCACCAAGGTCAGTGACTTCGTTTCTGGCCTGACAGACGGTCAGTTTTCCGAGTTCAGGGAACTTGTCAGCGGCGTTTCGACGGTCAAGCGCGAAATGCTATCTGAGATCGGAAGCGATGTGGTCAGCGAAACTGGAGATATCGACGACGTTGACGCACAGCTGTCTGAAGTCTCCAAGAAGGCTGCCGAGTACGAAAAGACCGGAATGACCCATCTGGCGTCTATCGAGAAGGCACAGAAAGAGGTCTTTGGGGCAAAGCGATAGGTTAAGACAACGACTAACTAGCTAGATATGGCTACTGGAACATTACAGACCGACATGGGCGCGATCGACGTGTCCATCGAGGCAGGCGAAGACCTGACCGCGGCGCAATACCATGGGGTAATCCGTGACGCTGCCCACGGCCTACTGATGCTTGCTGATTCAAACGAAAAGTGCCTGGGCATCCTTCAGAACGCCCCGGATGAGGGCGAGGTCGGGCAGGTAAGGATCAGCGGAGTCTCACTGGCGAAGATCAACAATGGTGCAGGAGTTACCTTCGGCAATCTGCTTACTCCGACCGCCACGGGCGATCTGGAAATCTGCGACGCTGCCGGAGAGGAATACATCGCCAAGGCACTTGGTGCCTATGCCGATGATGATCTTGCCGAGGTGCTTGTCATGCACGGTGAGGTCAATGCTTCGGACGCCTAGTCCTTGGTTTGTCTAATCTTATTTACATCTGACAAAAGGATATGAAACCAGGACTTAGGGACATGGCGGTGGATAAGATACTGACTCAGTTCTCCGTCGCCTACAGAAACGAAAACCTTATCTCTGACCTGATCTTTCCGGTAATCAAGGTTAAGGAGCGGGCAGGTAAGTTTGCCAAGTACGGCAAGGACAATCTTCGTCTCGAAACGTCGATTGAGCGTGCGCCGGGAGCGCGCGCGAGGTCTTTCGACTACTCCGTTTCGCAGGGAAGCTATGCGTGTTCCGAGAAATCGCTGGAAAAGATAGTGCCGGACGAGTTCGCCGAGAACACTGACGATCCGTACGATGCCAAGCGTGACGCAGTTCTGTTCGCCATCGATAAGATTTGGCTGCATCAGGAGGCTGCACTTGCTGACTACATGGCCTCTACGGTCAACCTTACGCAGAACGTGACTCTGGCCGGTGCCGACCAGTGGAGCGATGGAGTCAACAGCGATCCGCTCGACGACATCACGACCGCTAGGGAGACGATTAAGCTGAATACCGCCAAGCATCCGAACGTAGCGGTTTTCGGCTATCAGACTTGGAGAGACCTTATCCGTCATCCTGACGTGATCGAGCGCATCAAGTACATCGGCCTTACCGATCCGAACATGCTGCAAAAGGCAGTCGCCGACCTGCTAGAGGTGTCTGAGATCTATATCGGCGATGCTGTCAAGAACACAGCCAACCAAGGACAGGCCGACAGCATGTCATATGTCTGGGGCAAGCACTTCTGGCTGCTTTACAAGGCTCCGAGACCTACTCTGATGCAGGCCTCGTTCGGCTACACCATCAAGGACATGGACCGGCAGGTCGATACATACCGCGAAGAAGCGAGAGTCGGGGACGTTGTGCGCGTCCGCGACAGCTACGATCAGACTGTCGTTGACTCCGCTCTGGCCTACTTCGTCAAGAACGCAGTAGCCTAAAACTTTTAACGCCTGACAGTGGAGGGGGAATCCCCCCTCCACGATGGCAAACTACGATATGGGAATAACCAGAAAGGACAGGGGGACTTATATTGCGGATCAGCTGAGGATCGTAGGCAAGGTAGTCACGATAAACTCGCAGTCCATCCGCGTTCTTCAGCGTGACGCAGACGGAAACGTGCTGTTTGCGACAGGTACGGCCACTGTAACCAATGCCGGGTCCGGGTACGCCAAGGGCTGCCTGTACATCGATACAGACATCGCCGACGGTTCGCCGGCCCTATACTGCAACATAGGAACGACCACATCCTGCAATTTCAACATCCTTGAGGCAGGGGCAGCAGGAACCACACTGGCCGGTCTTACGGATACGAACGTCGCCGCACCTGCCGCCGGTCACATCCTGATCCATGACGGAGTTGACTCGTTCGACAACAAGGCGGTAAGCGGAGACGTTGCGATCACGTCTGGAGGTGCTGTCACGGTGACAGACCTGACCATAGCTGGCGAGGCGACAGGATCGGTCCTGTACTTCGACGGCACCAACTGGATTCATCTTGCCGTCGGTTCGGACGGCGACGTGCTGAGGGTGGCGACGGACGTTCCTGTATGGGTCGATCCTTCCACCCTTCCGGCAGGCATAGCGTCCAAGCTGTCGCAGGCATTCAGCTTCGAGTCAGGGGTAAACGATATCGCGTGCGCAGTTACAACGCAGACGGTAGGCGCTGGCGCACTGACCATTCCCGACTTCGCCAGCGTAGCCGATACTTTCGCGTTCGTTACTCTGGCGCAGACGCTGGCCAACAAGACGCTGACCAGCCCGACGATCGCGACGATGCTGATCGACGACGGAGATGCCGGTTTGACCGTCACGTCGGCTGACCAGACGAACGCTGCTCCCACAGCGACCATTCCAGACTTGGGAGACGCTGCCGACGAATTTGTCATGAAAGACGTTTCCCAGACTCTGACCAGCAAGACGCTGACAAGCGCGGTCCTGAAAACTGGCGTGTCCGGCTCTGCCGTCCTCGACGAGGACAACATGGCCACCAATTCGGCTACGCAGGTTGCGACTCAGCAGTCCATCAAGGCATATGTCGATTCCGGTACTGTAACTTTCACCAACAAGACGCTCGACTGCGACGCTGCAGGCAACGCCCTCACCAACGTCAACGGAAACGAACTTGACGCGGTCGCTCTCCCGTCCGCCGCCGATGCCTCCGATGCGGTCTATGCCGTTCCGACGATTCTGATGGCCAACATCAGCAATCAGGCTGCCGCAGTTGACATCTTCACCGCCAATGCACCGTTTGCTTTCCACGTCGTTAGAGCATGGTCGATAAACAAGTCAGCGGACGGAGGGACCTGGAAGCTGAACAACGGTGCTTCAGGAACTGGGACTGACATCACGAACGCAGTAACCGTGGCAGCCAGCGACGAGGACTTTGACGAACCGACCGACTACAACGACGCGGCGCAGCAGGTAGCTGCCAACGGTTCGCTGTCCATCGTCCCGGACGGTGGAGGGCTGCTCGACTGCATGGTCTATGTCGAGATCGTCAGGGCAGCTTAATAACAGCTAAGACAGGCGAAATATGAGCGTCAAAATGAAATATGAGCTTGATCCGGGTGACGTGCAGTTTCTTCTTGTCTGTCTGAACGCGGTCAAGATCAACGGCGAGCAGAACATGACAAGGATGACTAGGCTGTTCGGTCTTCTCAGGACTCCGATGAATATCGATGAGATCTCTGCCGAAGCGGGCGCAGTTCAGGCAGCTGAAGGCGAAAAGTCATCGGATGCCGTCAGTCCACAGGTAGAGACTCCTGTTGTCGGGCAGTGATATGCTCATGTGCTTGCTCCGTCCCTTTACGGGGACGGGGACTAGCCCATGAACTAAAAAAAGGCATTAGTTTGTTTGATTGTTATGTCCAAGAACCGAGCGCGAGTCTACGCGCATGTGAAGCAGGACAGGTTTGTCCTAGAGACGGCGGAGGATGCAACCCCTTGGGTAGGCTCCACCGACGTTTCCCTTCTGACAACATCCGTCAACCATAGGGAGGGATCGGCGTCCCTTTCGTTCTCCAAGAGCGAAGCGACGGAGACGTTTGGCCAGATAGCCAGAACACTTGACGCCGAAAAGCAGCTCAATCTGGTTGAGTTTCTTGACGGATACCTGAAGCTGTGGATTAACCTGTCTGACCTTACCGACATTGCCAGCGTACAGCTGATAATCGGAGAGAGCGCATCCCACAACTACGTGTATCAGGTGGCCGATTCTGACCTGTCAGCAGGATGGAACTTGCTTTCGTTCGCCATCAACGAACCTGCGTCCACTACAGGAAACGGCGCGGCGTGGTCGTCGATAGGATATATCGCGGTCAAGGTCAACTTCGACGCGGCGGGTAATACCCTAGCCGCCATTCTTGTTGACTCCATAAGCGCAGTCTATGAGCTGAGCGTCAACATAAACAACATCAACCTTGACGGTACTGGCATCGCATCCGAAACCACCCTATCGGAGATAAGCTCAGCGTTGGGGCATTCTGAGACGACACTGCTCAGCCTTACGAACATTGCCGCCGGAACCACCGCCTATGCCTATTTTGACATGGACGGGTACAGGTTCTTTTCCCTTCAGGGTGAGACTTCCGACGCTCTTCCGGTTGACGTGCTTACCGTTACGGTAGAGGCAACCAATCAGGATGACGGGACGGCGCAGACTGCATGCGCATATCAGGACATAACGCTTGACATGTTCGGCGTCGCGTCCTATGTCGATACGGACTTCTTTGCAGCCGCCGACACCCCGGTCGCGTTTAAGTTCGTTCGCGTCAAGTACGTCACTTCGGCAGGCGGAGGAAGCGATGCCGACCTTACCGTGTACCTCAAGAGGATGAACTAAGCGGACACTAACCGAAAGCCATATGAACAGGTCATCACAGGCAGGTCTTAGGGACAAGCTTAGGTTTTCGACCAATGAAGAAACTCGTTACGTCGAAACTACAGGCAGCGACCTGACGGGAGACGGAACGGTCGCCAATCCTTTCGCCTCCATAGATGCCGCCGCAAAGTCAATCCCCGAAGATGTCAGGAAGGATGTCAGGATAATTTTGGGGTCCGGTACTTTTAACCTGTCCAACACGAGTGTCAGCAAGCTGAATACCGCCATCAGTACGGGCCAGACCAGACAGTATTTTTTCCTGACAGGAACAGTGAACGAGCTGCTGCCGGAGCGGACGGCCAATAGCGGGACAAGGTCAACCCTTACCGACACAGGGGCGTTCGCCGGACAGAACTACTCCGGCAAGTTCGTCGAGCTGCTGGCCGGGCCGAACTGCATACCTCTGACGCCTTACTACTGGTTCACGAACCTATTTCCGATAGAGAGCAACACCGACGACACGATCACGTTCGGATGCTACTTCTCCAGCCTCCTGTCGTCGTCAACCCATTACCGGATAGTGGAGAACGCTACGAAGGTAAGGGGCGACGGCACGAACACAGACCTTGGGACCAGCCTATTCGGGCCGCCCGGCCTCGAATTTCATGTGCAGAGCATAGAGTTCACTAGGGCATATTTTGGACTTTACAGCCAAGCTCGCCTTTGGGTGCAGGGATGCTCGTTCATAAGAGACACTGTTGGATATGCCGCCGTCATGAATCATACGGGAGGCTTTACGATAGTGGACGGAAGCTACATAAACGGAGCGTGGTCAAACGGAGGCATAGTCAACAACTTCGGCGGCTATATGTCATCACGGCAGAACAGGCTGTATAACGGAAAAAGCGCGTTCGAGAACGACTCCGGCAACCATCTTTTCATATACGGATGCAAGGTTGACACGATGAGCCAGTACGGGTTCAAGGCGGTCAACTCAGGCAAAGTCAAGGGTTCGGACAACATGAACACCCCGACCAAGTTCGACAACTGCGCCTTGGCCGTGGGTCTTCTGATCGGAGGCGGATGCGCGTATCTGGCGATGGAGACCGGATCAGGGAACGCGATCATAGCCAAGACAATCGGGTTCAGCCACATGCTGTATAACAGCACGAAGATGTCGGCGATCGGCACATATACGTTCAACGACGCTTCCGGCACGGTCACTGACCGTGGAACTGGGACGCTGCACAACAGCGTCGGATCCCATAACAGGGCTACTGTAGCCACTACAAACGCGACTCCTACGCAGCTGTTCACCGTAGCCATGGCGGAGGGCCAGCGACTCAGGATAGAGGTCGAGCTTGAGGGGCAGGAGGGCGACACTAACCGCCTTTACCACAAGTTCGTCGGGCTGTTCTACCGAGCCGCCGCCGGGAACGTGCAACAGCAGGGTGTGACGACGGATATCGTGGCGATCATACAGTCCGGCGCATGGGGCGGAGGCACGTTGGCGGTTGACGTGCCGAACCAGTCAGTTGACGTGTTCGTCACTGGACTCGCCGCAACCAACATCACATGGACCGCATCTATTACCTATAAGGTCTACTAGTATGGTTCCTATAGAGATAATCAGGCTGGTCCCGGGAAGGCATGAGTATATCTGCTGGGACTGCAAGAAATACGCCGACTTTCACATTCTGTTTGAAGGCGGATTCCTTCAGCTGTGCGACGACCATTTCAGGGAAAACGAAAGCAAGGCGATCTCTGAAGAGTACAGACGAATGGACGCAGAAAGGCAGGATATGAAAAAACTAAGGCTAAACGTAAAGTGATATGGACTGGTCATCGGAAATTTCCGACAAGGAAGTTCAGAAAATATGTAACTCCACCCTTTCTTCTGCTGGAGAGGAAGACTCTTTGCATGACTACATGCACAGGTCAGTTGGAGAGACGTTGGACAAGACGGTTACGCTCAACGTGAATAATGGGTCGCAGTCGCTCAGCTGTTTTCGGCTGACCGGAACAGTGGAGATACTTAAGCTTCATGCGGAGCTGGTCGATGCCACCTCTCTTGCCAACTGCACCGACCTGCATTTTGACCTCTGCGACGGTACAGATTCGCCTGACATAACGGCAAGTCCCGGCGCAGTGCTGTCAGGACTGGCTGTCGGAACTCAGGTAGTCAAGGACGATACGGCAGCCAGCGCAGCCACCGTCATAGACAATGCAGCGTGTGCGGTTTCCGAGAATGCGTCGCTGAGGCCTTTCGCTCCATTCCTGATAACGCAAAAAAGCACCGTCGGCACATACGTCAGACTGACCTATACCTCAACTGACGCTCCTGCCAACGCAAAGGTGAAGGTCTTTGTCGAGTACAGGCCGCTGGGAACAGGAACTCTCGTAGCGATCTAGTCCCATGAGGATAGACGGATGGAAATTGGCAGCATTGATCCTGACTACGGTCGGACTGAGCCTGACCGTCCTGACTTTGATTACTTCCATTTCGTTTCGTCTGGGGTCATTGGACAACATGGTCCGCCAGAACATGATAGGGCTGGCCAGAATACAGGAAACGATAGACGACGGAAGAATATGCCGGTCATGCGCGTCTTCCTCAGCAGCCAGCCAGATCCTAAGCACGAAATAGCCACAGTACTATGAAAAACAGGACATATGTAATCCATGAGCCGCCAGACCCACGAAACGGGCTTCTTGGGGGCGTGTCGTCACCTCTGCCGGTACTTGTGGCTAATGGCGACTGGGAACCTTTTTTACCCGAATATGAGGCACAGAACAGGTTCGGCATGGAGAGCATGAACTGCGTCCAGTTCTCTAGGCTGAACGTGATCGAGGCCACGGCAAGGATATACGGGATCGACCTCAACCTGTCCGACAGGTTCCTCGCGTGGGCCAGCGGATGCACCAGGCAGGGCAACTCGTTCTCGGCCTGCGACCAGCTGCTGAAGGCGCGTGGCTGCTGCTCGGAGGGAAGGTGGCCGTGGCTGGTCCCTCTCGCGTGGGATGAGTACGTCGCCGAGCCGCCGGAGGAGGTGAAGGACGAGGCGAAAAAGCTGCTGGACGGCTGGTACTTCGGGATGCTCCATAACGTGCCGCTGGACATCGACTCCATGCGCGATGCCCTGAAGTACGGGCCGATATGGTTCTGCAACTTCAACCATGCGATGCTCATATATGCCATCGACGACCGGATCAGGATTTTCGACACTTACAGCGGAGGGAAGAAGTCTGAAAATCTTGACTACGTTCAGCACATATACGCTGCCTATATCGCTCCCATGACTCCTAAAGACGCAAGTCATCCAAAACCTATGAACTATCCAGAAGACAGCCTTATCGTAGTGACAGACGGACACGGCGAACTTTACATGAACGTGGACAATACGCGGCTGTATAAGGACGATGCAGGCAAGCTGCTGGCCGTGCTGATGGCCAGAAATTCCAAGAACGGAATCGCGTCGTTGTTTCCTGTGGTGCATGTCAGGACGGCGGACATTGCCGACGTTCCGAAGGTGAATCTTAAGAACGAGACTATTCAGTAACTTAATCACTATGGAAACAGTCAAGAAATGGTATTTGAGCCGAGGGGTATGGCTCGGTATAGTCACATGCCTGATCGGATCGACGGAAGTGATCGCTGAGGCAGTCAGAAACGGCGACCTGACCCCTGCCGGACTGCTGATCGCCATACTTGGCGTGCTTAAGGTGATCGAAAGGGTAGTCAGGTCGGACAGCTCACAGATAACGCTTTAGCCTACGTACACGACCGTAACGAAAGTCAGGCAGATTTCTGGGTTTGTCGGCAACGCCAACGTCGCCGATTCGTTCGTGTCGTCTCTGATCGTTCGGGCTGAGGGACTTGTCAATTCGTATCTGAGCGATGCGTATTCGATGCCGCTCGAAAAATACTATACCCAGTCCTTAACCTTTTCCGGTGCCGGCACGGGTGCGGACACGATGACGATAGCTGTCGGAGGGGTGACGCTTGACGTTGCGATAAGCAACCTGCTGACCGCATCGCAGGCGGCAGACCTGTTCAGGACTGAGGCACTGGATAACGGGACATTCGTTACCGACGTACTGGGAAGCGGAGCCACGGTTACCCTTTACTCCACAGACGGGGGTGTCCCGTCTCAGGTGACAATATCTTCAGTCGATCCGCAGACGGTAAGTGGCATCGTCGCCACGGGAGGGACATTGACCGAAATCTCCATACCCATGGTCGAGAGCCTTACGGCACAGGCCGCCGCAGCCTACCTGCTCATGGCTGAGTACGGCATGGAACAGCAGGACACTGACAAGGACGGGGCAAAGTTCCTCGCTCTGGTGCGCGAGATTCTGGAGAAAATCAGGGACAAGAAAGAGAAGCTGTTCGACTTCGCCGGTGTCGAGCTTTCGCGGTCAACGACAAAATCCCTTTCGTTCTTCGCCCGTGACGGTTCGGTGGATGCCAACGGTGAGG